GGCAGATTCATAAAAGTGGTGGCAGTATTAACTGCAGGGTTGTACATCCAATACCAAATAACATTTAGCGATGCATCCAACCCGGAAGAAAGAACAAAGACCGAACACGGTCGCGCCGGCACACCACTCAGCGAATATATTCGATTGCAAGACTTACTTGCTGGCGCAGGCATCACATTCGATGAACAAAACATCGAAGCCGAACAAAACTCGATCGAAGTTCTAGGCTGGCCACAGCTCTATAACTGGATTACCACAACATACCCTTGGGCAGCTCAAACAGCTCTTACCCTTTGGTCAACAGGCGCCGTCGCCGTCGGTGGCGTCTCGATTGTGTGGGACAAACTCGTCGCAACTCTGGGACCTTCAGCAAGTTTCGGGGTTGTGGCGTTATTGGTTGGGTTAGCTACCCAGCCCGATCGACTTTTGATTAATGTTGCAGCATCACTACTTACATACGCTGGAACATTGCTGACTTTCGGTTCGGCCAAAGACATGCTAGGTGTACCTATCTCACCATCACCAATTACATTAGGTGCATCTGTCGCGACGGGAACGATTTTCTCAGGAATATCGCTCGCGTACGCAAAACAACTAGCTGAATCGAAAATACCATTGATTACATCAACAGGCCTTCCCATCAATTCATCTCACGGGTCGGCCATCGTGTGTGTTAAATCATTACATTTTACATTTAAAACACTCATGAACATGTTTAAAACAGGGAATTTTGAATGGCACGGACTTTTGTCCAATGTCGTCTCATCAATAGGAGAACTTAGTACCTTGCCTTGGCATCAACTGTTAGTCGTGATAGTCGCCTCTTGTGGGCTAAGCATGCTGTATGCCGCAAATCTTTCTAAGGAGAGACTAGCGGAAATTATGGCTACCTTCATCGCGCATAACAATGCAGAAAGGCATATCGTTGACAGTCGAACCCAAATGTTCCAAAAAGCATTAGGTGTCTTTGACGACGAGGTTATAAGCTTCTGTCTTTCCATCGCTGCTTTACTTGTGGCCCCTTCATCCATAGCATCGGTCGCAATTATGGCAGCATGGAATGTATTTTCCCAAATCATAAACACAAACAACAACGTAAACACAACAAACATGACAAAATGCTTTACATCCGCGTTTTACCAGCAAGCGGGCATACCCATTTGGTTAACACTTGCGGAAGTGTTACTTTCATCTGGTAAAATGTTATTACAACAAGCCCCCAGCGTCAGTATGTTCTTTCAAAACATGTTTGCTCAACAACCTACAGCTCCAGAAGAAGACAGTTTACCGTTAGCATTCGCCGGCATCTCAGCACTTTCATCAGTTGCCTGGCTAGTCACGGTCGCTAGAGACTGGATTTTGAATCCAGCTGGAAAAATGGAAACTAGCTACGTCTGCTCGAAAGTTAAAGAAATCTGTAAAAAGATTGGAGAAGACGCAGTTGGTGGAGGAGTTTGGTTGTGGAATCAGATATGTAGGTTCTTTCGCTGGATTTGTAGTTTTTTTGGCGAAGATCCATTACATTATAAGAACATTGTATCTACTGACGGTTCGTCATCCGCTAGTGAAATCGATATTGTTCCAGTCACAACGCAATTCGATGAACTATGGGTCGATTATTTTCTACCGACCAACGACGAACACATACAAATAAAAAACCGACTTCAAGAACTTGTTGCTAGACATCATTGTGGGTCACCTAGTGATCTGCATAACATGATTTGGAATCGTTTCTTCATGTGCAACAATTTCGACGTGCTCTCTCGATCAATCTGCTTTAACTTCATTGTGAAAGGCGGTGTAATCAAGATTGAGCTGGAAAGAATCGGTATGGTCGTTAACGAAATCATACACGGCCAAAACAGTTTACGGATGGACAATACCTCTGGTATCGACAACAGCAACCAATACGCATTTGCACACATAATCACAGATGCAGGTGCTCTAGTGGTTGTTGATGCCATGATAGCTCAAGGTATTGAAGCTTTTTTTCTCATCCTCATCAAACATCACATTGTTACAGTTTGTTTTCTTGATGTTTTTCGAGACTCTGAAGGGAACATGGGATTTATAACTAGCAGGGGTTGCCAGAAGGCACTTGAACACCTAATCCCTGGTACGCAAAAAGCCATCAAAGAATTAGTCGGCAACGACCTTTATTTAATTCCAGATCGGCCCGATCCCACTTCTTTCCTTAACATTCCCAAATTTCGCGAACTTTGGCACAAAACCAACCCCACCCAGGTTAGACTTCCGTCACTCAGCGCCGCAAACATCGGTGTTGAAACTGCATTTTATGCTGCAAGGAAGTTGGGTCAGATGTTTGGCTACGGTCAATCAGCCAACAAAACTCTTCTCGATCACATGCAAGAGTTTAAAGATAAAGGGGTTGTTCCAACAATTTTATGCGAAATGGACGATTGGAAAGGAAATCCACAAGTCAAAGTGTGTCCAACACACGAAGGAGTACTCGAAATGATCATTAGGACCAAATTTGGTTACGACTGCATGCAACAGTGTCTAACCTCATGCGACATGACATACAACCATTGGGAGCTAGGAACCAGAATCTTCTATAACAGGAGGGATTATGGCAACTGGCCTTTCTATTGGTATTCAGATGAAGGGACTAACATGCTCTCACCACAGGAAGCTATAATTGCTTTGTGGAAGAAGAAATATCCCTACCATCGTCGCGGCTCTGGCACACCGTTCACACTCAATCAATACTGGAACGGCCAGGGTCTACTTAACCCGCAAATTAACTGCTCGAACGTCATCAAACAAGTTCAACGACGAGAAGGACACCTTTTAGGAGTCTCATTGTCAAGTAACGTGATGATTACGTTCGATCATGAACAAGACAGTTTATTGCGCATGGTCCAACAAAACACAAGACACAAACTAAACAAGAAACATTGTATAAATTTCATCAAAACAGAAACAAATACATTCATCTACATGAACATGTCGCGTTTGAACATTAGTAACGACACAAAAGGAAAAACAAACGACGACATCTGTAAATATTTCGTAGACAAATTCAAAGAACGACATCTAACGAACATTTTCACCAATTCATCAAAACACAAACTTATTGAAGAAGTGTTAAACAAATTAGTCACTGAAGACATCCATTGTACGGTTCTCGAAAAACCGAAACATTCGCACGAAGGCAAACTTAGTTGGGAATTCGAGCCCATTGAAGTGCAGGGTAGTAAGCTGGCTGGACCGGCTCAATTGAATCCTTTACAATTCACCCACCCTAAACTTCACCTCGAGCAATATGCTTCACCGATGTCAGTAGCCGAACACATCATAAGGCAACTACGCGGTAAGCAAATCGAGGTTATACACGACGTTTGCAGCGGACCTGGGTCGATCTCTATTCATTTAGCGAGAGCATTTCCAAACATACTCGTTAAAGGATATGAAATTGACCAACAAGCAATCGATGACTTCAACAGGAACGTGTTGGTAGCAAAACTCAACAACTGCAATGCGTTCGTTGGTGATGTGCTTGACAACACGTTGCCCATTCAAAACGATCACGTTGTAGTCTGCAACCCACCGTTCGGACTATATACGAGAGGAGTTAATATATTAACATTTTTCACAAACCTTCTTTCGTACCACGCAAAACAATACTTCTTCATTCATAAAAGCACAGACCGGCAGATCGTCACTTCGATTTGTCCAAAGGGCTACGAGTCTGAATATCTTAAGATCCAATTCCCACTACCACGGCAATTCTTAATGCAAAAAAAGAAAACATCAGCCGTGTGGTGTGATATTACCACATTTCGACGGATCGATATTACAGATTACGACCGCGCACAAGCGCAAGAAAACTTTGCTGACCTCGCTGTTACGTTGGAACAACTTTACTCCCTTCAACCGGAGAATTATTTCGACGATTCCAACAGCTTACTTAATCAAGTTCAACTGCCTCATAAGTCTCCGACGACGGAACATTATGTCCCGCCATTGGAGGAACTTACATACGCAGTTTACTCTCCTGACAATAAACACGATCCAGCCCTCAAAAAGTTGATCTGGTTTAAGAGAATGGATGAACTTGAAATGGTTAGCAACACAATAGTCCAGAATGAAACAATCAGCAGATTGAAACAGCACGTGAAAGAAACGGCAATTGCTCGTAACAAAGCTCCCTCAGGGAGATTACAGCATGGGTCAGTTCCTAACGTGTTTGACGACAATTATTATTATATTGCTGATATGGACAAATCATTCCACATCATCAATGAGTGGCGAACAGCCGAGAACGGAGCCATTGAACATAAACCCATTCTCCGTTCAAAAAATATTTATATGCACAACATTACGTCAGCTGAAGCTAGTTTTGTTATGATCAATGCTGACAAATGCAAAGGCCTCTGTTCACAAATTTCACCATCAGAAGGCAATAAATTATTTGACTCACCTATATCATCTTGCAACAACTCAGCTGTCTCACGCTTCACAGAGAAAGTCGATGTTGCATCATTATTGTGCGAAGAAAGATTGGACATAGTCATCGCTGAATTGGCCAATCAATCTGATATAGATTTACTAAACCAAATTTACCCCTTGTGTAACCCACAAGCAATTTTTGTTTTTAAGATTCCCGACCCTTGGTTCTTTACACCTTGGTTGGAAGTCTCTAAATTTGGTAGCGTAAAGATACATCACGCCCCCACCACTCCGTTTGGCACCAGTCTCATTTACATCAATACAACTGGTTACAAGCGAGTAGAACCCATTTACAAACGGGCGATCGCACTACAAAACAATACAATTCAGCATATTGGTTCCGAATTAGAAAACCAATTAAAAATTCTCGAACTCCCCACACGAAGCTTGCCGCGACGCAGATTTTTAGACTATCCGCGCCTGCAAACTCATACAAGTATCGACTGGGTTGAGACAACAAGCAAATGGCTAATAAGCAAAGAAGATGCTAGGACCAACAGGTTCATCTCAGCGTGCTCGCCGATCCAAACAAAAGGTGGCACCAATGGCATCGCTAGTGTTAGCACTGTTCTGAAACCACGTATCGAATCAAGGTTACAGAATACTGCACAACACTACAGACAAAGCTTAGGCCCTCCGCAACTCGCACCGTTTTTTGAGCATCAACAAATATTAGCAACATATGCCAAAAACGATCGATTGCAGGAAGACAAGTGCATGGTTTCCTCATGTTTATACGGACTCACACATGCAGTTTTCGACTGGCATCCCACCAATTCAACGGTGCTCCAGATGTCAAAGAGTCGACATAAAGTCCTCGAGTCTATCCAAGCTCGAGTTGACCGTGAGATCCACATTCCGACTCCAGAAGTCGTTGAGGAACTACGCGAAGTAATGTGGCACATTAGAAAAGATCCCGGTTTCCTTATGAAACCGATGACATTTGAAGAGTGCAAGCGCATGATCAACAAACAAGGCGCAGCAGGCTTATTCGACAAATGGGGCGACATGCAACAGTGTCTTGACGATCCGGAAACAGAAGAACATATTAAACGGATCCTTGAGAAACTAGAGAATGGAGAAGATGTAGAAGAGTATTACATCACCGTTCATAACAAAGTAGAGAGTAAAGTCAGCGACGGAAAAACAGCTCCGAGACTGATTTCTTATCTCTCTGCACTCGCTCGTATTGTCGATTGGATGGTTTTTGGCCCTTTTGTAAAAACTCATTATGGGGGACATAAACTTTTCAAGCACGCTACAGGTGGCACTCCAATCACCGAAATGGGAGACCACATACACTCTGAGTGGACACATTGGCAGGACAAGTCAGAACATGTCGCTGCTGCAGTTGGGGATGCCTCGAAGTGGGATCATTCATTATACCCTGCTTTGATGGCCCTCGAATGCGAATGGGTCTGCTCCTTTTACGAGCCACAATACTGGAAGCGCATATGCACAATTTACGAACATGTCATATGGCCAGTTTGCTTCACACGTCTCGGTTTCGTGTACACAGCCCCTGGACACCGAATGTCTGGCTGGATATTTACCTGGATGAATTCTTTCCTTAACGCAATCATTCACGAACGCGCATGGAAGAAAACACTAGGTTTAAGTATGAACACAAACCTTGACGATTATTTGACGTTTGGTGTCGATGGAGATGACAACTATCACATTTCCTCCACAGACATCATAAACGAACAAAACATCGAGAGACTCCGATACCACATGAAAGAGGCCAACATCACAATTAGGTCTAAGACGTCAGAGGGTTACAGAATTACACATGAGATGGAGGACATTGATTACCTCTCTCATTATTATGTACCCGCATTTATCGCCTGTTCGAAAGACAACCCCCATGCTCTCCCACCCAACCCGAGCATAGCGCGAGGAGTCTTCTCGAAATATCATATTTCAAAACATTTGCCGGCCCGCCCTGTTGATGAGATGCTAGGAAAACTGTCGTTTACGATAAAGCACTCAACAACAAGGAATACAACTGCATTGGCTCGCAAGAAATTGAAAGGCGAAGAAATTACAACTATCAGTGAGGAAGCGCTTGGGATTGAGAGCTCAAAAGCACTCTCCTATTTATTGATGTACCCACATTTTAAAACGGTACGCGCACTCACGATTGGTTGTCTGGCATCGATAGGCTATAATGCTGATTTAAGCCAATTCAAGAAATATCGGATGCAACATAAACTCGGAACCAACATCGGTGAGTTTGCGGATTTACTCGAAAACAAAACCGCAAAAACAAACGAAACAAACCCGTCCACCCGCGTCCCGCTCAACATCGGAGGTTACACCCCGAAAACAATCATTGGAGCGCTTCAAAGTGTTTATGGCGAGCACGTTGAAACACTGGACGATATCTCATTAGTGGACATTAATTATGAAAACTCATTAATCGCCATCCATCTTAAACGTGTGGTTGATGCTGCGGATAAGTTCAAAACAGGCCAATCCGATCCGCACATAAATGATATCAGGCAGGCTGTCTCTAGTCAAAAACATCTCAATAGATGGTCTTCTCCTGAAAACATTTGTAACCGCACAATCTCATGGTTGTTGTCGCAACAACATCACCTGAAGCAAACGGATATTGCATTTCCCGTTTATTTAGGTTTGTGGAATACTATGGCGAAAGCGTATGAAAAGAAGTCCAAACGAATGTTAGAATTCGAACGAAATTATTGGACACGCTACCGCAAAGCATACCACAATCAGACGACACTTGATACACTTGTGAACAACACAGTGGAAAGGTTTTCTCAAACCTTGGGCGCTCAAGTGAATCGCAAAGTCGACGACATGCTAGATTGGCTAGTACATCGCGCCCCAGTTGTAGGATTTAAGAAGGCCGTTGCTTGGTTTAGCGGTCATACCCCAATTGAGACACCTGTGCAGCATGTGGGCAAACGCCTGGTCTACAAACGACGCGTCGAAGCAGTTCCTCAAGAACACGACGCACATGCTCATCAATGCGTGAATTGTGGAGAGTGGTACAAACACTCTCATCGATACATGTATTTAAACCACGCGCAGGATGTGGGAGATTGCCCTTGGTGCCGTGAAAAGGCTTTAGGACGACATCCGTTCGCCAAGAAGAGGTTTGCGCCAGCTGAAAAGCTTAAAGGAAAACCGCAACCTATTACAATTGATATAGACCAACAACAAGAGCTGGGTCCGAAACAGGACGTTTTCTACGAATCCATCAGTGGGGTCACTGAAAAAATTCACAGCATCTTAAGGAGAGATCAGACCCAAAGCAATGGCTTGGAACACACCACGTGGTTCGGGCCGGCGCTTATGATCATTAGTCTGGTTATGCTCTTTTCGTCAAAAGCAAGAAAAGCATTTACACTAGTTGCCTTAATCAGCAGCTTTGTGTTCATGTACTTCGCTTTTATGGGGCAATTCGACATTGCGAACAGAATCGAAAAACTGTTCAATGCCCTAACAAGATGCACTTCAAACCCCAACGACTACCTTTATGAAAGGATTGTAAAAGCATTTGTTCGTGGCCTTAACCGGCTGGTCTTTTGGT